CCGACGCATGTCTTCAGGATTACGGAACGCACCCCAGTTGATGGAACCCAGTGTGCATAAAGCGATACGGCCAGTATCGTCATCCAGCCGGCGAAAGGGCTTAGTAGGTAGTAGTATTTCACAGCACAAGTTACTCTGATAAATGGTATGGAATTCAGGATCAAATGGTCCTTGACTCTGAACATTGTCAATGAACACAAGATAGATACGGCCTGTGTCAGTGCGCTCTTTCAATATGCCGCCTTTGAATACTTCTTCGGCGCTGATAACTTTCTTTCTTAGGGATTTTTTTGCTTCGTATTTAACGTAGAGTTCTTCGAACTGTTGAGTGTTCTTGTAGAAAGCTTCGTATAGATCGGGGACTTCGTTTGGGTCGAAGAATGTAATGTTTTCCTTGTTCTTAAACCGGCGCCAGAAGAAGCTGTTGAGAACAACCCCATAATCCATGTGACGAACCCGAGTTTCTTCGGTACCTTGATTATTTTTAAGTACAATAAGATCGTCAAACTGATAATGCCAAATAGGATAGAATACAGTAGCACTTGCATTACGAATACCTCCTTGTGAACAACTACGCAAATCACCAAACCATTTTTTCAAAAAAGGAATCATGCCAGTGTGCATCACTTCACCACCACGGATGGCGGAACCTAAAGGACGCAAACGACCAACCTCCAGGCCAATGCCGGCTCGCTTGGCCGCATACTTGGCCATCATCTCCCCACTAGCAAATATACTATCCAGATCGTCGTCACTGCGGATAAGCACACAACTAGAAAACTGTTTAGTTGGAGTGCCAAGCCCAGCCAGCACAGGTGTAGCAAGAGTAAATAGACCATCTGACGCACAGTTGTAATACTCGCGGATGAAACGCATACGTGCTGATTGAGGTTCTTCCTTATGAAAGACCGTAGCGGCCGCGACCATATACCTAACTTGTGGAGTCTCATAGATCTCCTTCGTAGCGCGATTGCGTACAAGATACTTCTCAATAAGTTGTTCAATAGCTGCATAGCTGTATCCTTCGTCTTTCTCGTGGTCCAGCATGTCGTTCATGCGGTTCCAGTCTTCCTGGGTGTACCACTCAAGGAGCTCGGCTGTGTAAAGACCTGTGGCCACATTCCGTTTTACAATTTCATACAAGTGTGGTGGTTGGTAGCTTCCATACACATCCTTACGCAACATGCTGAGTCTTTGTTTACCGGCCACAAACTGATAGTTGGTGTGCCCCACGTCGGGATTGGCTTCTACGTCGATGAGATCTACAATGGCTCGTAAAGTAATACCATCAATCTCTTGGGTGGTAATGCCATCATAAAAATGCAACTGTGCTTTGATTTCAATCATGCTTTGACTAACGTCAGCGATGCCTTGACAGACTTTTGCCACCTGTGCCTGCCATTTTTCAATGTGCAATGGTTCTTTTACACCACTTCTTTTTACAACTGTGATCTGCGTCATTTGTTCTCGTTTGTTTAATTGTACTGCTTGTGTATTTGGTTTTGTGTCAACTGCCGGTGTACTACAACTTGTTGATTGTTATTTACGACTGTGTCTGCTTCCCAATTCAGTATATATTTTGTTTGATCCACTAGGACTAAATTGTGCCCGGTTTGGGTCAAAACCAAACTTGCAGACGTCAAATCCTCACGGTCCAACAAAGTTATAGTATACAGGATTCCCAAGCCTCTTGCAACTTCGCAGTACACATTGTCACTCAAAATCTGCCAGGGATCTGGCCAGGCGGCATGATCGTCCCAGTGGAGATAATACGGTTGCCAAGGACATTGAAACCACCAGGCATTGATGGCGGTCAATGCAGATTCCATGGGCAGAGTTTGGGCAGACTCACGCAAGGTGTACCAGGCTTTCAAGCGCCGGTCAAAGGTCAGAGCCCACATTAGGGTAGATAATTGATGGAATAATTAAATGTACCCGTGACACCGGCTGTTGACACGTAGGATACAGTGACCGTGTCTACCGCTTGCGAAACAAACAACGTGATTCCAGTAGTGGTATTTTCGGTAAAGCTATCAACGGACGTTAATGAAATAACAGGATCGGACACCACCTGGATGGTACCAGTCCTGCGACCTGTGTCGCGGATAATGGTATAGTTTACGTTGAAAGTACGAATCACAGTTGCGTCTATGGTGAAAATTGTCACTGGTGAAGCTTGATTGTCCAACAAGGTAACTTGTTGGCCACTTTGTCGGATGTAGGTGCCTATGGCCAATTCACTGCCATTGGTTGTGGCAATGCTGGCTGTGTTGTTAAGGTCAATCCTGGGAAAACTTGTTCCCGGAATCTGTTGTAGAGAATAGGCATCCGCTCTTGCAAACAGGTCACTGATGCTGATGTTGTTGGCATTCTGAATGTCGATACAAGCAGTGTAAGGAGTGGTCAACGGACCAAAGTGATTTCCTACACCGTAAAAAACATTGTGAGCTGTGGCATTGAGACTGACTGTGGAGCCGAACACTACTCCGTCAGCATAGATGTTGTCAAACTTATTACCAACCACACGGAATCCACTGGCTCCACCGTTGACTGCTGCGGTAGTGCCTAGAACCACACCTTGATACAACAGATTAAAATAACTATTTTGTACTGTTATACCATTGACTTCTTGATCAGTTCCGCCAAGATTGGTTGCAGTGTTTGTGCCAAAAGTGGTTCCACTGAATTCACAGTTGTCAAAAACAATTTGACCAGTTATCAGCGTCACTGCGCTGGCAAATCTCACACCGGCGGTGTCGGCATTTTCATTGATCAAGTCTGCCTGTTCTAAAGGTCCATAAAAGCCCACACTTTGGAAACGGCAGTTGGTGGCATCTTGGACCAAGAACACATCGGTAGTAGGATCCAGATTACGGAAACCCATGTTGGTTATGGTTATGTCTACAGGCGGTGTGGCACCGTTGCCGCCAATGTTGACTCCGTACTGTTGTAAGCTGTCGGCTGTTCGCGCCACAAATGCATTGAGTGTGCTGTCGTCGCCGCTGTTGTCTAACTGTATGACAGATCCGTTGATGCCGTCACCATACAAGGTTGCGAAAGGCGGAATAAAAATAGTTTCTGTCACGCGATAAACGCCGGCTGGAAAAAACAAACTTCTGCGTATCTGTGGATTAACTTCCCTACAATACAATTGAAACAGGGCACGATTGATGGCTTCTGTGTCATCAGTGACACCATCACCTGTGGCACCAAAATCCGTGACTGTGGCAAACTGATCCAGCCACGATTGTAGACTTTGTGTGACAGGTGTGTCAGGAGTGGTACCAGTTTGTACCGTGTAACCTGCAGCCTGTCCTTTGTAGGTATATGTGGTTTGGAATTCTAAAATATCTGAAAATTCAGTGAGAATTTCAGTATTTCCAACCACAGGCGCACCTTCAGCCAGGGTACCATTACCAATATACAATCTACGTTCATCAATGCTCCAGCCCAGTTCTGCGCCAGACAACTGTGGTAGATTTACTTGCAGACCTCTACGGTTTGTTATGCGGGATATTTGTACAATGGCCACTTTTTATTGTCCTTGAATTCTATCCAGTATTTAGCTGAATTAGGCTTGTAGGTAGTACTGCTCTAAACGGCGCCACCAAGCATCGGCCCAATGATCAAAATCCTCAGGGCGTAGTACAAATTCTTGATATTGCGGCCTAGCAAGTGGATTGCCCATAAGGTCAGTTTCAGGTTTAACGCACATCAGCACTACACCTTTGCGTATGTTGGTACCATACACTTCATTGTGCGCCAGAGCATAGGCAGTTAGTTGTAGGTAATAATCGGTGATCCATTCCGCTCGTTTAGGTTTGTTGGTTTGCTTGAAGTCCAGAATACTTTCAGTTTGTTGATGTATGCCCACACAGTCGGTGGTGCCTGCATACAGCTTGGGAAAATATAGCGGTATTTCTACACCCCAAAATTCGTCTACATTTACCAGCCCGTCTTCGATCACAGTTTGTGCCATAGCGTGACTGGCCCATCCGTAGGGATTTGTTCCGCGGTCTTTGAGCTCGCTATTTTTTACATAGTGCTCCAGATAGGTGTGCATTCTAGTTCCGCGGTTGGCAGCTTCAGTAGTGATTTGCTGTGCCTTGGCCTGCCCTACATTCTTACGCCATTGTTCTAAGGCGGCTCGTGATTCTGCTGGTTTGGTTTGATCTAGGATGGTGGTTACACTAGGTACCCGGCTACCGTCAGGACAAGAATACAAACGTTTACCTTCTTCACTGGTACGACTTAGTTCATGATAATTAAATTTTGGATTATACACGAAAACTTTCTCCGCATCCACAGCGGTCACGTTCAATGGGATTTTGAAATTCAAAGCCTTCGTTGAGACCTTGTCGAACATAATCTATTACAACGTCTTCTAAATAGACCAGATCCTTGTTGTCAACAATAATGTTAAATCCTGTGTTGGGGAATGTAGTAGATCCTGCCCAGGGTTTGTCAACATACTCTAACACATAAGCAAGGCCAGAACATCCTGTAGTTCTCACGCCCACACGTATGCCAACGCCGGATCCACGCTTGTCTAGGTTTTGCTTAATCTTGTTAGCAGCGGTTTCAGTTACTTGGATCATTGTTGTTCCAAATTTTCGTACACTTGACGCAGTTCTTGGTGATTGAGAATAATATCACGATAATTATAAGGCGCCGGCACAGTTGTTATAGATTTAACGGCTGTTAGTCCCAGTCGATTTAAAACATGATTGTGATCATTGACAAAATCTTCGTAGTAAAACTTTTCAATCAACCCATACGGTCTAGTTAAATCGTGCTTGGGCAAATATTCTTTATGGAAACGATACAGTAATCTAAACTGTTGCTCAGATTCAGTATACGGTTCTATTGTTTTTTTGTATTCTGTTGGTTGATTGCTACGCCATACCAACAGATTAGACATTACTACAGCAAACGTATCTCGTCGGTCTGCCATGATCAGTGCTGTGATACTATCGTTGCCGGTGGAGTATGCTGGATCGTGTGTAGAAATTGCTGAAACCCCAGCTGAATCAATAATTGAAGTCAGCAAGTGGATGCCAACACGACCGGATCCACTGATAACGTAATGCTCAATCATCCTAGTGTTTGCTTCTATAATCTGCTATTGCGGCTTTGATAGCGTCTTCGGCCAGTATCGAGCAGTGTATCTTGACAGGCGGTAGAGCAAGCTCTTCGGCGATTTGGCTATTTTTAATTGCGCCAGCCTGGTCCAGAGTTTTACCCTTGACCCATTCCGTAACAAGTGAGCTCGACGCGATTGCTGATCCGCACCCATATGTTTTAAATTTCGCATCTTGTATAATACCATCTTCGTCTACTCTTATTTGCAGGCGCATGACATCTCCGCATGCCGGAGCCCCCACTACACCGGTGCCTACATTGACGTCACCGGTTTCTAATTTGCCCACGTTTCTGGGATTTTCGTAGTGGTCGATTACTTTTTCTGAATAGGCCATTTGACACTCCTTTGTGTATTATAACACTTTGTTTACATATTTACAACAGTTTTGAGCTGGCTACATGCGCCGTTTCATAGCGGCTTTGGCATTGCTATCAACTACCTTTTGTGCCTGATCCACAGTCATGCCACCAGCGCCAGCCACATTGCCTCGGAACTTGACCACTCCAGATCCGGGTTCAATGGGCTCCAGGATATTTTTCAATGGATCCTGATTGATCAGCTGATTGAGATTTTCACTAGTCACGTTTACACCCAGACTTTTGGCCAAGTCCATGAATGCAGCTTGACTTATTTGTTTGGCGGCCGAAGTATCATCCGCACGTCCCAACAGAAACTGGCTCAAGGCCAGTAATTTCTGTGAGTCAGGCTTGGCTACTTCCGAGATTTTCATTATCTGCGGTCGCGACCTAGACCGGTAGTGGAGGTGTTGGAATCCTCTACGTCATCAACTTCGATGTCAGTATCAATTTCCTCTTCACCAGGAGCAGGTAATTCAGCAGGCATTTCGCCAGCCATGCTTGCATCCATGCCCGGAGCTTCACCAGGTATTGCAGGTGCTTGTCCAGTGACCACACCCAAGGCCTGATCCAACTGTTGTTTAGATGCTTGTAGATTTTGCAACAAGGCCGACAAGGCAGCACTGGCATCGCCGTTGAACTGTGTGGCTTGATCCGGACCAACTTGATTTTTGATTTGATCTACCAGGGCCGGCAAGTCTTTGAACTGCATGGCACTGACTTGTTCGCTCATCTTTTGTACTTCATCCACCATGTCTTGTGCAGCCAGTACTACTTGAGCCTGTTGCACTTCGCTTTCAGTAACTTGGCGACGGCTTTCAGCCATGCCCATGGCCGGCATGTTGCGTTGTTGTTGTAAGGCACGGATCTGATCTTGCAACTGCTTGATCTGATCGTCAATTTCTTTTCTTTTCTGTGCTGTCTGCATGGCCATGGCCTGAGGATTTGGTTGACCTGCGGCGGGTTGTGCATCCAGCTCCATGATCCTGGCGCTGAGAGCTTGTTCCATGACCACCAGTTTCAAGTAAGCAGGATTTTGCTCGCTGCGATGGAATTCTGGAGTGCGGCGATGTTCGGCTACCAGGCCACGCACACGGCGCAACATGTTAAGTGCCTGTGTCTGGCCGATTGTGTCAAACGTCACACGGTCGCCAAAATAGCTTTCAAATACCTTGGCGGCTTGTTTTGTTGGGTTGGCCACGGCCAATTCGTTGAGTTTCATTGTCAAATCCTCGTTGTTGCAAGTATTTAGCCGAATCTACACAATTGTTTAATTGATTTTCCACAATCTTTTTTTGCATCAATTTGGTTTCTAACTTGGTTCCTATACTTTCTCTAAAATCTGGGCGGGTGCTACGATCAGCTATGGCAGCCCGGACATTGATATCATTGGTCAAAAATGACAGTTTGTTGTCCAACAACCGGATATCATTGGCCAGATTGTAATCCTTGTATTTGTCGGCTATGCACCAGCTGAGAGCAGTACGCGAGCTGTTGAAAACACCCACGTTGGTGGCATGGCACATGACTGTGTAACCGGGTTTTTCAGGAATAATTCCATATTTGCCAAACACCTCATAGGTGCCGTCATCTTGTGGCAATATGACATTGGGCATGATATCACGCAGTTCTTGTCGTATTGCACGTTCAAACTCGCGGTCAATCATCATTTGAAAACGTAGTTGATTAGTAGATAAATCGTAGTGGCCATCAGGGCTCCAATTATGCCCACGCCCCAACTGATCAGTTGATCTGTGCGTTTTTCACTCATGCGCTGTACCATGTCATGCACTTCGCGCAACAAGGTGCCTAGTCCTGAGATTTTTCCTTCAACATGTTCAAACCTTTGCTCCAACTGATTGTAACGTTCGGCACACAGTTCTACATGAGCTTCCAGGCTCTTTTTTTCAATCTCGGTGGTTTCTGACATATTTTTATCCCTATTGATTATTTATAGCTGTAGACAAAAACCAGATGTTTTGATCTGAGCCATCAACCATCAATTGTGTGGTCATGATTTCGCCAGTTTTTAAGGTGTGTAGCATGGGTACTCCGGCAGAATCCATGCGTAGCACCAAGGTAGGATCATCTGCAGGACCGTAGGCATCTGGGGTTTCTGTGGCAAATTCAAACTCCCAGGCACCATCAAAACGTTCTGGCACGGTCAAGTCAATTACCTGGGTGCGTAGGCTGATCAACTGTGTGAGTGTTTCCCAATTGCGTTGTTGATTCCTGGCACGATTCCAAGTGATTTCATCAACGATGTCCTGACCGGCACGATCTCGAAAAGGTATTCTTGAGCTTTTAAAATGTCCAGTGACACCAGTGGCCGTGATGTCAAACAGGCAACGGCACAGGATCTTAGTCATGGCGTGACAGTTCATAAATCACCCGGGCTTGGTCTAGAGCCGCTTTCAGGGCAGGATTGGTTCGACCGGCCTGAGCAATTTTTACCCAAAGCATTTCTTCTTCAAGCTGTTGATCCCATTTGCGTTTTTCTTCACTGATGGAATGCAGTTCTCGGTCAATCTTGCCACACTCGCGGCGGTACACTGTGTTGCCGCCGTCGGGGCTCTCAAAAATATACGTCATGCTGTACTTATAGCCAACAAAAAACCCTGGAGTTTTAATTCCAGGGTTCGTTGTTTTAATTAACTCAGTTAATTAAGATGCTGTTGTAGCTGTACTAGCCAAACGGAAACCAACGTTGGTTACAGTTGCGCCAGACAAGTTGTAGCCGGCTACTGTGCCTAATGCTTGGATGATACCTTGCAATGTGGCTGCACTGTTGTTGCTACCGTCAGTTGCTGTGTTGAAAGCACCTGTTGGGTATGTGGCAACACTGAAGTTTGTTACGTTGTTTGTAGCTGCTACTTGATAAATTGCCACTGTAGCTGTCTGCTGGATTGTCTGCAACAGAGTCTGCAACATGCCATTTACTTCGGCTTCTGTTGAAGGATCTGCACCTAGGTCGCAACCAAAAAAGTCCAGTTTTGGACCCATGAAATTGGTTGGTGTACCTGCAGGTGTGTAGGTTGTTGTTGCAGCTAACTGAGGACCGTTAAGTGTATCAGTTGCAAATACTGGTTGTGAACCACCACTGGTAATTGTTAAACTTGCCATTTTAATTCTCCTATATATGTGGACCTGTAGTCCTACACTTATTTACCAAACTGAGGTAAAAAGGAGAGTTAGCCCACCAAATTGGGGTTGTTTAAGATGCGATTTCCAGCACTGAATCCAAATCTATTGACCAGTTTGGCACGACCTGCAGGCGTGGCCAAGACCCAGCCTTCGTGCCCAGGTTCCTGGCGATCCAGCTGATTCAGCATGTCGGTCTTGATTTCGTGCAACAACAAGAATGCTGTAAAGGCTGCCGTGATTCCGTCCATGTTGCTTCTGGGACTCTGTAAGTATTCTATGATGTTGGCAAACTTTCTAGGTGTCACATTGGTTTTTAACCAGGCGCCAAAGCCGGGTAATAGATCTTCATAGTCACCAGTGATCCTGCTGTTGATGTAGCGTTTGCACAACTGTGGCAAGTCGCTGAGCTGTGCGGCTCTGAGTTCCGCAGGGTTGAACAGGCCATCTATGGCACGCCCTTGGCTGCGGGTGATCTGGCTCAGTTGTTTGACCAGTTGGGCATTGGGTGTGACATTCTTGATATCTTTGACTGTGGGCTCAATTACTAGGAGTCCTGGCACTGGTTCGAGATTCACTTGGCTTATGGCCTCAGCCGGCGCATCTACTTGTTTGTATTTGGTGTGTGCGGCTATGCCCACTTCACTGGCACCAATGCGCTGACCTAGTTTACTGGCCGCTGGAATTTTGTATTCCACAAAGTTGGGCTTGAACACATAAGCACCCGACACTTCCGGCGGAGTTTCGGTATACAACAAGTCACCTTGGATGTAGCCTTTAAAGTTTTCTGGTGTGGCGGCACGCAACATGGGAAACAGTTTTTGATAGATGGCAATAAGGTCGCCACGTTCACCACCGCGCTGATTCATGATCCTGGCAATTTGTTCCGGGCCGGTGGCCAGGCCGTCATAGCCCTTGGCACCAAATCCGCTCTTGTCTGTGAGCACAAATTCGCCTGTGGGTTTGCGACCCCAGATGATGGCAGGTTTGCCGTCCCATTTGACTGTGGTGGTTTTTCTAGTGTCTTCTGCGGCATGTTGCATGATGGCCATGGCTTCTTGGATGCCACGGGTGCCACGTTCAAACACCAAGTCCTCCAAGTGTTCAATCCTGGGATTGGCCGCTTCCATGATGGGAACCATGCCTTGATTTACTATGCGGTCACGCAGGCGAGCCAAGAAATTGACTTCGGTATATAGTTCGGTATTTTCAGACACGGGTTGTTCGAATGGTATGCCTTCGCGTTTCATGTGTTCACGAAAGTCGGCCAGTTTGGCATCACGAGCAGGATCACGTTCCAGGGCAGACATGATGGTTTCCACACTAGCCAGATCCTCACGGGTGGCCTGTTTGTTTAGTAGCATTTTGGCCACAGCATCTGGATCATCTGATATGACCTTATTAGTGGCACGATCTGCAATACCGGCAATTTGATTTAATTTATAACCCAGGCTCTTGGCTATGGAATTCATGAGCACATTGCGCTCGCGACCCTTGTATTGACTGTCAGCAGGCATGGCGCCCAGCACAAACTTTGACCAAGGCACATTTTGCAAGAACATGAAGTCGGTCTGAACATAACCCTGATCTGGTCTGCCGGTGATGGGTGTCAGGAAATGCACTGCTGTGCCTGATTTGCGCACATAGTCTTCGGGTTTGAATCCATGGCTGATGGCCCATTGTTTGAGTCTGTATTCCAATTGATCTTTGGTGACCCGGGCAGAATCAATGGCCAAATCCAAGTCACCTGACGTGCTCTTGATTCCGGTGCTACCCAAGGTATTGTTTTGCAAGTCCAGACCCGGCAACATTTCGTCCAACCAGGCCAAGGTGGGTTTTACATCTGTTTGATTGATGCGTTGTGTGAGTGGACGACCTTGAGCATCCTTGAATACGTTGCCACCTTCGACCAATTGCATAAATTAGGCCCCAGCCCTGGCAACTTCTTGATCCAAAAATGCTTGAAAACTTTCATCTGGTACACGACCAGTTTGCTGATTGGCCCAGTTTCCTTCTTGATTCTGAGCATAGTTAATGTTTCGATATTGAATCACCGGCGGGTTGGAGCTAATGATCTTGGCCACGGCCACGTTACGAGTAGTATCTTGTTGACTCATTGCGGCTTGTTTGGTCAGCTGACCAAACAGACTGGCCACTTGTTGAGGATTGTCTTCGGCTGCGGTAATATCTGCAATCAACTGTGTGATTTCACGTCTGTTAATGGCACTGTCAATGGGCTGATTGCCCATTAAATTTTTTTGTACAAATGCTGACAAGGATTGTTGATACAACTGTTTGTATCTTGCTGGATCTGGTGTCATGCTTTTTAAATTTTTTGCATAACTATCCCAGGCCGGGACAGCTTTTTTGAGCAGATTTTGCATGGCAGTGCCAGATTGAACACGAGACTTGGCCTGACCCCAAGTTTCTCCGGATCCCCAAGTGGTTGCAGCTTTGAGAGTGTCAAGGATACCCTCCGACATATTATGTTTCTCTATTTCACGAATTCGCATCGGTTTTTCTCACTGTACGGGTAAACTTGCCAGGATCTCTCAGCTTGATTGCATTGATCAATTTGCGTTGCAGATTTTCTGCTTGTTCTGGTGTGTAACTAGAGTCAATTTGCTCCAGCAGGCGTATGGCACTGGCAATGATGTTGCTGGCGCGATTTTCGATCACATGGCGCTGATCGCGGTCAGTGTACAAATTTTCTAATTCTTCTAACAGGCTTCGTGTTTTCTTTTGCATTTTTGGGCCAGGACCTTTTTATTATTTAGCGGCTTAACACTCTAAATAACTCTTAATCAATTGGCCTTAATTTGTCCTAGCAATTGCTTTAGTTTGGCACTTTGCACGTCGGCTGTAACTCGCCCGGTTTCTTCTCGCTCAATCTGACTGGCAGGTTCTGTTCCACTGATTATTGTGCTTTTTGCTTTGATATTGTCAAGCAAATTGCCCTTGGCAAACGAATTTACAGGACCTGCGTCTTCACCCGGATCAGTGATACGCATGGTTTCTATGTTGTAGTCCAAATCAATTTTCATTCCTACACCTGTGCTACTACGACTCTTCATACACTGTATCTGATACTTGCCACGCTCACGCATGGCTCTCGACGTAAAGATACCAAACACGTTGTCTGCTGTGTTGATCTTACTGATACCGCCGGAAATATGACTATGGTCAAACTCTATTTCTTCCACAGCCGATCTATTCAACTGGCTTGCTGTAACAAACAACACATTGAGCTCTTTGGCCAAGTTACGCAGTTCTTCACTCACATACTTGTC